CAAGGGCCTTGGCTACCTGATCGCCGTGCTCAATGAATAAAGCGCGCCCGTAGCTGCTGACTGATTCACGGCCCAGCGATTGCAGTCGGGCTTTTGATTGAGAAGAGGCCCAATCCTGTTCGTTGATGGCGGCCGGGTCGGCTGCAGCGGGGTCGGCCAAGGTGCCGGTGGACAGGAAAGTCCGTGTCAAAGGGCTGCAGAGATCGCTGCTTACAGCACCAATTCCACCTCACCCCTGCAGAGCTGGCCAAACGCTTGGCGCAGACAGTTTTTGCGATAGCTCTGCAGGGCTGCAGATATTTCCAGGTGACTGTAAATCCGCTGGCTCTGCCTACGTTGGTTCAAATCCAACCCGGCCCATCCACCACACGCCCTTGTAGCTCAGCGGTAGAGCACTCCCTTGGTAAGGGAGAGGTCACGAGTTCAAGTCTCGTCAAGGGCTCTTAAAAACGGGTTCAATGTTTATATCTATACATTTTTAAGGGGTCTGCCGATGCCCGCAGACTGCGGCAGACGATCGGCAGAGAAACGGTACGGGTGGACGCTGTCCGCTGGAGGCCAAATCGTTATAAATCGGCCTTCAGTCCTCCAATGCCGTGACGCAGGCCGCCAGGGCGTCGGTGTGCAAGTGCAGATACCGCTGAACTGAGGTCAGCGAAGTCCAGCCGCCAAAGGCCATCAGCTGATGCAACGGAATACCTTTGCTGGCCAACTTGCTGGCGCAGGTGTGGCGCGTGGTGTGCATGGTCAGCTGCCATTCCTGCGACAGGCCTAGGGATGCTTTGGCCCGGTCGAACAGATGCTCGAAGCGGTTGTACTTGTAGGGCCAGACCCTGTGGGTCTTGACCGCTGGCATGTGCGGCTCAAGCGCGTCGATCGCTCGGCGGGTTAGCGGCACCGAGCGGGGCTTCCCGTTTTTGGTGGCCCAGAACGTGACGCGGGCTTTTTCGAGGCTGACGTCCTTGCCCAGCAGCCGCTCAGCCTCGCCCCAGCGACACGCGGTCTCGAGCATGAACACCAGCAGGTCGGCCGCGGCAGGCTCACCCACGTTTTTGAAGTAGTTGCAGAAGCCCGCTGCCTCTTCTGGGCTCATGACCCGGTCTTTGGTGTTCTGCACCTTCAGCTGCTGTGGCATCCGCGGCACGTCGCTCAGGTGCCCGTGCAAATGGGCGTCGCTGAGCATGGCCCGAATGGCCGCCACCTTCTTGTTGATGGTGCTGGGCCTGTTGCCCTTGGCTGCCAGCACCTGGCGCCATTCATCCACCAGGGCGGCGGTGAGCTCACAACAGGGGAAGCCGAGGCCGAAATAGGCAACGGCCTCTCGGCTGTAAATCGCAGCGGTGCGCTTGTAGGACATGCCATCCCAGCGCACCCGCAGCGACAGCTCGCGGGCTTCGGCCAGGGTGTAGGTGGAGCGCTGCACCTGCTTGGCCTCACGCTGCAGCAGGAGCTCCAGGAACTCACGCTTGCGGGCCAGGGCCTCGGCGCGGGTTTTGCATTTGCCGGTCTTGCGCACTCCGGCCACAGAGACATCAGCAATCCAGCTGCCATCGGCAGCCTTGCGAACAGATCCAGTCATGGTGGTTGGTTGGTTGGTGTTGGCTTGCTTCTGGCAAGCCGCAGACAGCGGCCTGCTCAGGAGTCTTTGAGCTGCTTGAGCAGGGCTTTGCCGCGGGGCGAGAGCCGGACCAGGTATCGCCTGGGCTGCTCAGGGTCCTTAAAGACCTCAACAAGCCGAAAGCCCGGCTCGCCATGGCGGTTGACGTCGCTCAATGCAGCAACGGTCCGGGACACGGATCCGTTGGTGAGGCTCATGGCCTCTTGAAGCTCTGCAAAGGTGCATTGCTCCTTGCGCGCCACCTCGATGAAGAGCTGGGCGTGGTGGAGCGGGAAGTTGGTCGGATCCATTGCGGCAAAAGCGTTAAGAGCCCTCGCCAGTTGATCCAGATCCATGGTTGCACTCCTAGGAAACTCCTAGGAGAACTCTGACAGCCCTGCAGAACAAGGCGATGGCGGTTTCCCACCTGCTCGGCCCACAGGGAATAGTGGCGCCACGCTTTAGGAAATGGCAGCTCGATCGAAGCAAGCAGCGCTAGGCGCATGGCGCATCCTCCATTGGTTCAAATGTACTAGAGATCAAAGACTGCCCTGCGGCCGTCAAGACAAGCTGATCGCCGCGGCGGTGCGGGTGTCGGCGCACTGCCACCAGATCAAAAGCTGAATCCACTATGCGTCCTCCCTGCCTATAACCCTTGCCGCTGAGGGTGTGGCAGATGCGGCGAACTTCGCGATCAGACAATCCGCTGACCTTCGTTATGTCTTGCCGGTGATCAACACCAGCTGCAATCCACAGCAGCACCTCTGGCACCGCTGGGTGCATGGCCTGGGCCCTGGCGGTCTTGGCCGCCTGCCGAAGCCCTGCCATCAATCCAGCAACCTTGGCAGGAGAGGTCATCCGCGCCTCCTGCTGCGTGTGCTGTTGAGCTTGACCCTGTTTTCAGGGGTATCAGCGAGCTTGTGAATGATCAGCTCAGCTCGGATCAGGTTCTCCACCTGCTGCCAGCCATGTTCAGTCGCGAGCCGGCTTTCTCGGTTTATTGCGTCGCGCTTCCATTGCGGCAGCCGGTACCAACGCAGCAGCCGACGGGCCAGATAGAAGGGCAGCAGCACAAATGCCCCTACCAGGATTGAAACGACCAGGTCGGCCAGAACCCAGGCGAGCTGCAAGACCGTCTTCACGACTTGCCCTCCTGCACCTGGGCGTTGCGCACCTTGATCAGGGCACCATTGGCCACGCGCAGGGCGTCCTGGGTGTCGGCCCAGCTGTCATCGCCAGCCGGCAGGGCCTGGATCTGCACCTCGAGCAGCTCGTGCAGCAGGGCAGTGCGTGGCCGCAGCAGTTGCACCAGCAGTTCAGCCTCTTTGCGGGTGATGGTCAGGTTCATGGCGTCACCAGGGCAGCGGTACGGGTGCGGCGGCGGCCGCGGGTGGTCTTGCCCTTTGCTACGGGGCGTGGCGCTGGGATGCAATCGGGCGCCAGCACTTCCGGCTCAATGGCCGGGGCCGGCTGCACCTTGGGGCGCCATTGCAGCAGGGTGAGCACCAGGGCGATGCCGTGGGCCAGCAGCGGCCGCATGGCACGGGCCAGGGCCTCGAGGGCCAGGGCCACCAGCAGCAGGGCTAGATCGGCCGGCTGCGGTGGTGTGGGTGGGTGGTTCATGGGTGTTGGTTGGTTGGTGTGTGGTGAGGCTTGAGCCCCACAGGCAGCCGTCCCCAAGGCTGCGGGTGAGGGTCAGCAACGGCGCTCGAGCATGGAGCGCTCGAGCTCATAGGCCACCAGGTTCGACACGCTGCGGCCTTCCGCATCGGCCCGCTGCTGCAGGGCCTGGGCGACGTGCCAAGACACCGTGGCGCAGATGCGCTGCGGGTGCCTGAACGCTGGATCAGTGGGCCCGAATCGTTTGGTGATCGGTTCCATGGGTTTGGGTTGGTTGGTGTTGGTGCTGCTGAGGGCAGCAGAGAGGCCCCGTAGGGCCTCCGTGATGCCGTCAAGCCGGGACAATGCGGCCGCCCACCTTTTGCCATTGGCGGCGCTTGGTGGGTTGCCGCTGGCCGCGGCCGAGAATCCAGCCGTTGCCGTGGCAGCCAAAACAAATGCCGTCGGCGATGTGGGCAAACCAGGGCATCGAACCGGTGCCGTTGCAACCCCAAGGGCACTCGTAAGCGTTGGGGTTGCCGGGCCATGGGTTGGGCAGTGGGTCGCGCATGAGTCAGGCCATCCCGGCAGCTGCCAGCTGCTCGTATGGGATGCCGGGCTCTGGCGGTGGCTCCTTGCGCACGAGGTATTGCACCGGCGCGCCTTGCATGTCGTCCGGGTATTGCTCCCGGTACCTGCGGGCGGCCGCGGCCGCGCCTTGCATCGTCTCGAACTCGTCGATGAACTCGAGTTCGTTGATGCCCCAGAGCTTGGCCCAGACGGTGTAGGCGTTGCGTCGCATGGCTCAGGCCTCCACAAGGGCGGCCCGGTCCAGAGCGGCCAGGGTGTCGGCTGTCACGACCTGCAGTGCACCGGCGCGGACCTTGGCGATCAGCCACCAGCAATCAGAGGCGGTCAGGTCAAAGCCGACCGCGGTCCAGTTGCCGGCGTCACGGGCCAGAGCGTTGACAAGGCGCGAGGCCCAATCACCGGCGATCGTGTCGGTGTCGATCTGGCCGCCGGCGCGGCAGTAGCTGGGCGGCGGCAATGCCGGCCCGCTCCAGACAATCTGCAGCGTCCCGTTCTGCAGCCCGCGCAGCAGGGCGGCGGGCGTCAGGTTGTGGCGCTCCAGAGCCTCGATGGCCAGGCCCACGTAGTGGCCCATCAGCGGCCGCGGGGATGTGTCTTTGGTTTTCATGGGTTGGTTGGTTGGTGTTGGTGCTGGTGAACCCAGCAGAGAGGCCCCGTAGGGCCTCAGTGATGGGATCAGCAGGCCTGGCCAAACCAGAACAGCCCGGCAAACCATTCGAGGGCCTGTTCTTCGCCTTCGGCGAGGCAAAGGGCGGTCCAAGGCGTGCCCCAGTCCTGGTGCTCGAGGGTGACGCTGCAGGGTTCTGCGTCGTCATCCAGCTCGATCAGCAGCCGCAGTGCAGGGCCGCCGGTGGTCAGCAGGAGGCAGCCTTCAGTAGGCGGTCCAGATTGAACAGACGGGGCGTGCCAATCGGTCCGCACCTCAACGGATAGGACCTGCTCGCGGGCCTCTTCCTCTACCTGCTCGACCTCGCGGTCGTTGGTGAGCATGGCCTCTTGGTGGCGGGCGAAGAGCCCGCAGATTGTTTCGACGTGGGCCCGGGCGTTTTGCTCGGCGTGGCTGAGCTCCTGGGTCATGGTTGCTGTGGTCATTGGTGGTCGGTTGGTTGGTGTTGCTGGTGAACCCAGCAGGGAGGCCCCGTAGGGCCTCAGTGATGGGATCAACGGGTGACGCGCATCAGCTCGAGTGCTCTGATTTGCACCGTTGCTGTGAAGAACGGGAAACACTGATTCGGCAGCGCAAGGGCCAGCCGTGCAAGTGCGTTGATCATTGGTCTGTGGTGGTTGGTTGGTGTTGGTGCTGGTGAACCCAGCAGGGAAGGGCCGAAGCCCCTCCGAGATGGGATCAAGGGCCAGGGAATCGGCCCAGGGTGCGCGGGTCTGGCTGACGCCATGGCCGCGGCTGGTGATCGCTTGCAGCTGCTGCAGGCATGGGCGCTGAGGCCCGCTGTGGTGTTGGGCGGTCCGCGGCTGCTGCCATGGCCCAGAGAGCCAGCAGCAGCGCAGCCAGGCCGCCCAGATCGCGGCGTTTCATCAGTACCCCAGCCAGATGAGGGCCTGGCCGGCGTGGCACGGACTGGCTACGGGATGCCCAGCAGCCCTGACGGCGCTCAGGTCGTCCAGCAGTTGCTGGCATGTAAACCCGTGAGCCTCGAGCAGCTGACGCAGATCCCAGCCGTTCAGCTCTGCCCCGTCATCACTTGCCCAGATGACTGAGCTGGCGTACGTGTCCTCGCAGCCCTGCTGCAGCGCGTCGATCCAGTCGGACCGATCCCAGGCCAGCTGCGCAGCGTCCAGGATCCCGCCCACAGCCTGTGAGGCCGCGGGCGCGGTGGTGGTGTTCATGTGTCCAGGTGCGGTTGGTTGGTGCGCACTCCTGCTGAGCTGCTGCAGCCCTGCAGATGTGCCTAGCGCCATTGTGCCAGTGATCGCGGCGAATGGCGCCGGGGTTGGCGGTGGCGTCGCGCTTCCTGCAACAAATCTTTACAAACGGGGAATGGGGCAAGCGTGCGGGACCGCGGAAGCGGGCGCAGCCAGCCCCTCCAGCGGATGCCTGATCCTCTGTAACCCCAGCCCCCATCAGGGTTGTTGGCCCCTGGATGCCGATGAGGTGCGGCAGCCGATGCGCAGGTGCCCCAGGGGCGATCGAGGCCCCCTATGGGGGGAACCGGCTGCGCCACGCGCTGAGGACACCACCAGATCACGCGACCCAAAAACGGGACATCTGAGGAACTTCGCTGCACAGGATGGGCCTAGGTCTGCATGGATGAAGCGCAACAGCGCTGAGAAGCGTCCAGGAGCCCCGGGAACAGGCCTCTACAGCTTCAGGGGTGCAGAGATACCACCAGCGGGTTGAGACAGGCCCCCGGGGCGCTTGCGTGGGGGTGGTCAGGAAATTGTGGGTGTGGGACAGTTCGCCCTGTGTTCAGGCTTTTGTTTTTTGCCCACCTAGATAGAGAGTCAAGAGCGACTTTCATCCGGGCCTTGGGCGAGAAGCGAGTTAAAACTCCTAAACTCAAGGTTGCTTGGCCATAGGAGAGGCAAGTCCGTTGCGCTGCAAGGGTAGTACAAAACTATACCTGCGTTATGCGCCGCTTTCCATAGGGGACTCCTAGGAGATTCCTAGGAAACCCGTACACACCAACCAACCATGTCGTTACCCCCTGAGGAGCAGGACCGCTTCGTCATGTTTCACCAGACCAGAGACCTTGAAACCCTTCTCGACGCCGTTGCCAAAAGGGATCTGCAGCTCCGGGACCTCAGCGTCCTCGTAGCCCTGGTCGCACACATGGACCGCTCTGGTCGCGTGCGCGTCACCGGTGCAGCCTTGGCTGAAAAGCTCGACATCAACCACTCCACCTGCATCTCCTCCATGACCCGCTTAAGACAGCAGCAAGTTATTGCCAGAGTCTTTGACAAAGCCTCTGGCGAGCGTTACTTCCTCGTCAATCCGTTTATCTTCAGCGTCGGTGGCCCGCAACGCCGCAATCACCTCTGGGCACAGTTCAAAGCAGCAGTTGAAGACTGACCCTTTCAGTTCTCGATAGCCTGAGACAAACTGCTCTGCACCCATGTATCTCACCAATGACCAGCGGATCCGGCTCGGTCTGCAGCATTTCGGCAGTGACGTCCCGGATGCTGTGGTGGCGGCCGCTGAAGCAGCGCTTGCTGGAGCTGCTCCTGTTGCCGCAACGGACTCGGCCCCAACGAAGAAACGGGCACGCACCGTCAAAGGGCAATTTGAAGGCGATGACCCCACCACTCCAGAAGTGAATGAAGCCTTTGTTGAGGGTTAGGCTGTGACCGTTGCTAAGGGGTGGTTCCCTGGCAATGCAACCGCTCTACACAAGTTGCGGTTGGTTGGTGTGGGAAGCCCCTCTGCGTCGTTTGTCGTAGGGGGGCTTCCCCTTTGAATTGGACGCCCATTCCTGACGAGCTAGGCCCAGGCCGCTTTGCCTATTTCGTCTGCTACCTGCTACGCGAACTCAACCTTGCTGACACCCCAACCAAGCAGCAGATGGCCATCTGCGATTGGATGGAGAACGGCCCGGATCGGCAGATCACCGTTGGCTTTCGTGGCGTGGCCAAATCCACCATGGCGGCCTTCCGTGCGTTGCACCGGCTACGGATCGACCCGTTCAACGAGAAGATCCTCATCCCCGGCTCAACCCTGGAGAAGGCGGTGGAGATCACCACCTTCATGCAGCGGTGCATCCGTGACATCGACGTGCTGCGCTGCCTGGAGCCCAAAGCCGATGGCCGCTCGTCAACCAAGGCCTTTGACGTGGGTCCCTCGATCGTGGATCAGAGCCCCTCTGTCCGCGCTGTGGGAATCCTCAGCCCGGCCTTGACCGGCAAGCGCTGCACCTGCGCCATCCCGGACGACATCGAGACGCTCAACAACTCGATCACGCCGCTCAAGCAAGAGCGCCTGGCCCAGGCCGTCACCGAGCTCGAAGCCATCCTCAAGCCCGACCAGGGACAGGTCCTCCCCAGGCAGGTGATGTTCCTGGGTACGCCGCACCTGGAGACATCGCTGTACCTGCGGCTGGTGCGCGAACGCAACTACGCCATCCGCTACTGGCCGGCCCGCTACCCCAACCCCAACGACCCCGACCAGTGGGATTGCTACGAAGGGAGCCTGGACCCGCGCATGGCGGCAGAGGTCGAACAGCACCCTGAGCTGGCTGGCACGCCCACCGACCCCGAGCGCTTTGGCGAGGCTGAGCTGCTGGGCCGCGAAATGCGCATGACCCGGGCGTCAGTGCAGCTGCAGTTCCAGCTCAACTGCCGCCTGTCCACCCTGGATCGCTACCCCATCCGCTTGGGGGACCTGATCGTTATGTCGCTGGACGGCAAGGCCCTGCCAGAGGTGGTGGCCTGGTCCTCGGCCAACGAGCACCGCATCCAGAGCCTGCCGTGCGTGGGCCTGGGCAGCGATCGCTACTACTACTCCGCTGCGCTGATCCAGGGCTGGGTGCCGGCCAAAGAGACGTGGCGCTGCATCCTGGCCGTGGACCCCTCCGGCCGCGGCAGCGACGAACTGGCCTGGGCCGTGATTGCTGAGCTCAACGGCAACCTGTTCCTGCTTGAGTCCGGTGGCACCACCCGCGGCTACGAAGCGGAGGTGTTGCAGCTGCTGGCGCAGAAGGCCAAGCGCTGGAACGTGAACACGATCGTGGCCGAGAGCAACATGGGTGACGGCATGTTTACCGCCCTGCTGCAGCCGGTCGTCAACAAGGTTCACCCCTGCGCGTTTGAAGAGCGCCGGGCCACCGGCCAGAAGGAGCGCCGGATCGTGGACACCCTGGCGCCGCTGGTACAGCAGCACCGGCTGGTTGTCAGCCAGGACGTGATTCAGCAGGACTGGGCTGGGGCCGAGCGCGACCCGGACACGGGCCACGCCCGCTCGTTGATGTTCCAGCTCAGCCGCATCACCGTGGAGCGCGGCGCGCTGCAGTTCGATGACCGCATCGACGTCCTGGCCCTGGGCTGCGCGTTTTTTGTCGAGGCCGCGGCCCAGGACCAGGAGAAAGCGCAGATCGCCCGCCAGGAAGAGATCGACGACGCCTTGCGTGAAGCGTGGTTTGACGAAACCGGCAGCCAGATCGACGCGCTGGCATTGGGCTTCAGGCCGCAACCCCGCGGCATGGCCTACGGGGGGATCAAGCGCTGAGCTTGTCCTCGAGCCGGATCGGCACCACCTTGGCCTTTTCTTCCATCGTCTGGAAGTTGAGCTTGCCGGCCATACGCGCCAGATCCGCTGTCGGTGTTTCAGGCATGGCCGCAGCGCTGATCTGGTTTTGCTTCAACAGCTGCAGCGCTTCCCGGCGGGCAGTCTTGTCGCCGTTGCGCAGGTCCTCGAGGATCCCATAAGCGACCTCTTCATGGATCTGCTCGAGTGTCTCTTTGAGGTCAGCCACGGTTACATGGGTGCAGAATCAAGCCCATCATGCCGGTCAATCAGGTGCAGTTCACGGACCAGCGATGGCTGCAGTTTTGGGAAAACTACAAATCCCAAGAGCATCAGATCAAGGCAATCATCAAGCTGGGCCAGCAGATCAGGCAGGCCGACCCTTGCCTACTGACTGAAACCGCAGACTGGGTGAACGACTGGAAGAGCGGCCCGCAGCAGCAAGCTGCTTTTACGCCTGCATCGCCATTCGGCTGTCAAATCACGCCCAACATCACCTACGGCGAAATTGCGCTGCAGTCAGAGTCGCGGCGGTTTCATCGCCAGCACCAGTGCGACACCGCAGTGCTGTTATGCGAATTTGCTCAGAAAGCCAGAGGCCATTTCAAGCGACCAGTAATCATCACGTCTGGCTACAGGCCCCCAAAGATCAATGCTCAGGTGGGCGGAGCATCGCGCAGTGAACACCTCTACGACAAGCCCGACACTGGCGCGATTGACTTTTACCTGGACGGCATGTCGGTAACCGAGCTACAGCGTTGGGCCGACGTCAACTGGCCCTACAGCCTTGGCTATGGAGCGCCAAAGGGCTTCATCCACATTGGCATCAGGCCTGGCCGGCCCCGCGTGCGCTGGGACTACTAGCCCTGCCCACGCTTTTGCTTGCGGCCATGGCTGCTCTTGCTGCCGCGGCCATTGCCCTGCGCCGTCTTCTTGTGGACTGGCACAGGCTTTTTCTGCTGTTCCTTTGGCTTGGCCATCAGTCCTCCATGGCAGACACCGCCCAGGCCTCGCTGAGATTTGCAGCGGCCTCATGGGCAAACCACTTGGCGATTGCGCTCTGCTGATGCCACAACGTGTTCAGCAGCAGCGCTGTGTCCATCAGCTGCTCCCAGTCCCGCAGCTCAAACAGCTCCTCGAGCACTCGCCTCGTCGCCTCCTCTCTGAACTTCAGTTCCTGCGAGATGGCGAAGGGGGTCATGGCCCTACCTCTTGACCCTGGGGCTGATGATTCCAGCCAGGATCTCGATAGCCCTGTAGGCCTTGACAACGACCTTTGTGTAGCCGTCTAGGGCTTCGTTGTCCTTCGGCGTGGGAGTCATGTTGACTACCACCAAGGCGACGCCATGGATGGCGACTGCCAGTGCGATGTAGTCGGCAAAGCGGTCCATCAGGGCTGCCTCTCAACGCGGCGAAGTCGTTCTTCGTGGTCTTGCAGCATCTCTTTGATGCCCTCCAGGATCGTGCTGGTACGAGCTTCAAAGCGACCTAGGCCATTGGCGATCTTCCAAAGCGCGGCCACACCAGACCCGCCCAGGGCGATCAAGGCAATGACCGATGCTGGATCCACCAGGCGAGCAAGTTGCACCCCTGCAGATTACCTAGCCATAGCTCGTTGGCTAGGCAATCCCTGAGGTGGTGCTGTTGCCCGCAAACGACAAGGTGTCCTCCGTTGGGGCAGGAGAGGCGGCAAGCCATTGGCTGTAGTCAGGGCCAGTGATGTACGCGGCCAGCTCTTCGGTACTGGTGGTGGCCTCAATGGCTGCAACCTTCTCGGCGCTTTTGTCGCGGATCGCTTGGCGCTCGGCCTTGGTCTCGGCGCTCGCTGGCTTGCCAGCAGGACGTGATCCCTCCAGATCGGCTTACCGTCTTCGACTCAGCCGCGCTGACCGCACGGCTTGGTTCAATATAATTGCAATATTCTGCAGTAGTTAATTCGTCTAATTGGCGTCCTCTGTGTTAGTCGGGCCCGAAAAAAGCACCCATGACTTGATTTCCTCATTCCAGATGTAGAGACTGGAATCGTCAGGCCGTGAGACAGGTGCCACCCAATCAAGAGTAACTTCATCCAGTACCCAGCTAGGATAGGGAGACGGAGGAAGAAATGCGTCTCTGCCTTCATCATATAGATAACCTGGAAAAGCATAGCGTTTGCGAAAGTTACCGTTATAACTTGTCTGAACCCACTCAGAGTCTTGCCCGTAGAGCTGCTTGCAGAAGTCAATGCCAAGCTGTTCTGACTCATCTCCGCTCTCAAGGATTGTTGTTATGCTGTTGCTGATAACAATGACTTGGTGGACAGTGTTATCGCTATTAAGTTGAGCAAAGTGTGCCATACGTTAAGTCCAGTTAATGCTACCGCTACCTGTGAAAGTGTAGACTCGATACCCATTGCTCACGCTAACAGCGGGGGATCCAGTCACAACAGTAGCCTCTTTGTTGGAATCAGGGTAACGAAGAACAATGATGCCGGACCCTCCAGCCTGGCTGGCTGAACTACCACCATTGCCAGAATTGACACCACTGTTATTTCCCCAGTTCACGCCATCGCCACCACGTCCAAAAGATCCAGCCCACGTTGAAAGTGCTGGACCGCCGTTCTCACTTCCAAAATTCACACCAACCCCGCCAGGTCCGCCAGCACCGCCGCCGCCGCCGCCACCGGCTCTGCTTCCAGGGCCAAAACCGCCACCACCACTATTCCCGTAGATAGGGCCAGTAGCGCTAGAACCGCTGCCACCATTTCCGCCGAGAGTACTCCAGAACTGAGGGGCGGAGCCACCACCGCCGCCACCTGAAGCGCTGCTAACCGAGCCTCCATTGCCACCTCTAGCATTAAATCTGCCAAGGCTTCCGCCGCCACCATTGCCACCAGCGTTGGCGGTCACAGTAGAGAAGTTAGATGAACTTCCGGCTCCTCCTACTGTAATTGTGTAAGTGATTCCAGTTGATACGGAGAGAGATCCAATCCCGACGCCACCGCTACCTCCGCCGCCGCCGGCAGCGATATTGGAGTTGTCAGGCGCCCACGCTTCCGCACCACCAGTGCCACCGCCACCAACAACGACATACTCGACTGAGGTTGGTGGAACAGGGAGCGGTATAAAAACGGAATTGGATTGGCTAGAGGGCGAGCTTGTCCCAACTATATTAGTTGCAGTGACAGTGAATGTGTACGTCTGGCCTGAGGTCAGTCCACCAACAGTTATCGTCCCACCATTTGACTGATTAACAGTAGAGGCAATCCCTCCTGGGCTAGAAGTAATGGTATAGCTGGTAATGGTCATCCCGCCATTTGATGCCGGAGCACTCCAGGTGACAGTTGCAGAAGTTGATGAAGCCGCGCTGGCCGAAACATTGAGTGGCGGGCTCGGCGCTGCAGCGCCAAGGCTCAACAGCAAGGCTTGCGAACAAATAGACATCAGCTCAACCCCGAACCTGAGATTACAAACGTATTTGATGCAACGCACAGCACTGTCGCCACGCCGTATTGCGCCAGTGTGCGGTTGCCGGTATTAGCAGTGCCAGCCTGCCTGACAGTTGTTGATGATCCCTGTGTGATTGTTTGGCTGCTGCCGCTGTTGTTAAAAATTGAAACCACGTCACCAGTGCTAAATACGCCTGACGGAATGGTCACGCCGCCTGTTGTGATGCTGATGTGTTTGCCCGTATCAGTTGCGACCAATGTGTAAGCCGATGTCTTACTATTTTGCGGCAAAGTGCGCAAGCTGCCTGCGGAGTCGCTGATGCCAGCGTTAAAGGTTTGGGCGGCTGTAAAAGTTTGAGAAGAGTTGACAAAAGCAACGTTAGTAATCGCACCGGTATTGCCGTTGATGCTAGTTGGAGTCCCCCAGCCAAGGCTGCCCGAGCCGTTTGTGATCAAAAACTGGCCATTAGTTCCGTCAACGCTTGGAAGTAAAAATGTGATATTAGTAGCAACAGTGGCCGGAGCCTTAAGACCGACGTAGTTGCTTTGATCTGCATCAGATAGCCTGATTGCATCGCTAATCCCAGCAAGCCCAAACAAAGCCAGGCCGGTGAAAGTAGGATCGTTAAGTGG